AATGGGATTGGTGGGTTCGATGATGTCAATCGAACCGTCGCCATTTATCCCGTGAATGACTTCTTTGTCGTCTGTCGCGTACCGGATTGATCTATAAGACATTGCCCGTAACCCCCGTTAATGTGCTTGGATTGGCGCACCAAAGGTTGCCGCCATCCGTTTTGATTTGGAACGTTCCGGTGAAGTCCGCACCCCCCGTTGACCAACTGAAAACAAAGGTATCGAATGGTTGCACGTCCATTGAAGCAACAGAAAAACTTATGGTTGAGGACGAGAGCAAGGAAGCCGCCACACCACCCCTATATCGCGTAATCGTCGCGGTGTGCGTTGTGGCGACGGATGCTGTGCCTGTGATTTTCACGCTACCAACCTGCAAGAACGCGAATGTGTATGTATATGGCGTACCAGCGGTTACAAAACCAGACGCATCACTGCGGATAGATTCACCAACGGCCAGCCGTTCAAACGCTGGTAGCTGGATATGAGGGGCTGTGGCGTCGCCCTCAGCTACCGAGATAAGGTTATCCCGCGCCTCAAGGTGCGTAGACCCCAGAATAGGCTTGTTAGGATCAAATAGCGCATCTGCGTGGGTGGTATATGCCGTCATTGGTAAAGGTATCCATCAGTTGGGCCTGAAAGCAGTCCGCTATCGTCCGCGTACCAAGCTCCCGTTGCCTTTTGTTCATCCGTTGCCGCGCCGTAGTCAGGTGACCCATTTGCCATATATCGGCCAAACTTGCCGATAAACTCATAGGTTTGCAGGCTCAGAATATAACTATGCCCAGCCTTTAGTTCCTTGGCAGATATTACCTGCCAGCGTGTCGTGTTCAGGTTTCCCTCGGTGTCAACAATCGTTGCCGTGTCAATATCTACAACAGTCCCGACAATCGTGTCACGATCCTTTGCGTCAACAGTCACAGTCAAAAACTGTGGCACATTTTGGTATCTGATCAACAGCCGGACAGACAATTGAACGGCTTGTGTCCGGTTAGTCACCCAAGGTGCATATATTTTCGCGACACGCGCCTCGCCCAAATTGTCGCCATTAACCGCCGTAAACCTGTTTGTGTAGTTGGCGTCATCATCATCGCCCCCAAACACATCCATTTGATTGTAGTAAACAGCAACCTGCGTTAGCCGCTCGGACGCCTCGCGCTTCAACACCGTCCCGCGCAATAAATTATCAGTATCGTTCAGGGCTATCGGTGTTTCGTCAGGCGCACGCACGGCCAGCAATTTGATTTCCTGCTCGTACTCAGACCACCAAATATAGAAAAGCCCTTGCTGGGCAATTTGCCCTGCCAGCTTCTTAACCGATGTGGGTTTGATTATTGTCCGGGTCGCTTTGTATGTTGGTAAATAAGTGTCGCCCTCTGTATTCCAATCAGTCAAAGGGATAAATGACGCAGGAATACTTGTGTGGTTGACAAATAGATCGTTTAGAACAAGCCAGAAACTTAAAGCCTCATAACGGCCTGCCCTTTGTGCCTTGTCCTTATCGCTGTGACTTGCCGCCACACTATCAAGGTCACCTCGGACAACGCCGGAAAGCGTGAATATCCCGTCGCCTTCGTCAACATATCCAGTGTATTTCACCAACTCCTTGCCGATAACCAGCCACTTATTGCTGCCCGTGTTGCCAAATGCGTCTGACAAGTCCGCTTCAATGCCAAAAATCTGGACAACGCCTGTCGTGTCGTCAATGTCGCCATAAAGGTCTAGCTTTGATGTGCGCGGGAACTCGGCTTGGTCGCCATCGGTTAGCCTGAGTGGGTCCAGCCCCTTTATCGTTACGGCCCCGTTTTCGTTCGGCCCGTCCACGCTATCCAGCACGTATAGCCGTTGCCGCATGGCCGCTAAGGTCTGCCCCTCGTAGCCATCGTAAACGCGCAGGAACATGTCTGTGAAAAGGGTGTTGCGTGCCGTCCATAATGCCCAGAAATTTGCACGGTTTGGTGGTGGCTTGCCAGCAACGTATCCAGACCGATCCGCAACGTAAAAATCACCCCACGCATCATTCCAAGGGATATCTTTCATAGCAATGGTTGCTTTGCCCGTCGCGCCCAACGGCGATATGCCGTCAAGGTGTGAACCGGCGTTGATTTTATTCTCGGATGTTCCTACCGACACCAAGGATGGCAACGGGTCTAATTCTGGATTGTCCGCATCGGTAAAATCAGCAAAGTCATAAATGCCGGGGCGGTCATCGACAAAGCGCCACTTAATCGAACCCGTTTGGTTAATGTTGGCAAGGTCTGTGCATGTCCCTAAGCAGTTATAGCACTTAGTTCCGGTTGCCGTGCATGGCGATACGCCGAACCGCTCAACACATCTAGGTTGTTCAATCTCAACAACGGTTATAGGGCGTTTGCCCATTGTTGATTGCGTGGTCATAAATCAAACTGCATATAATCTTTGATCCCCATTCGGGAAGGTGTAATATCATCATCACGCCAGCGATACGAAAGCGCCGTGGGCCGGGAAAGTGGTCGCTCCAAAAGGAAATACGGAAACTCCCGGGCGTCCTTGACAAATGGCATCAAGTTATCCCGAACCCAATATTCCCGAATGTGCGCGACTTGAAACGAGTTGCGGTTCTTGGTGTACTTCACTGACCGCCCAGCGTATTGGCCATCTGTCGTGATGTTGGTATCAAAGTCAGTGACCAGCGCCATGTCGATTGGGGTATCCGCTCCCATATAAACGCGCTGCGGTATCTCAAGCGCATCACTGCAATGAATGACTGAAATGCTTGGGATTGTCGCGCCCGTCAGGCTTACCCGGATTCTATCGGTCGATATATCGTCAAACAAAAACGCCATTGGTTCGTCATCGGTTGGGGTTCCGGCAACAACGTCCTGCCATGCGGCACCATCCCATTCTTGAATCGTAACCGTTGTACCAGACGTGCCAAGTGTGTGCACATCAATGGCAACGGCACTTATTGTCTCTGTACTGTCGAATGTGAGCGTCCAAGTTGCGGGCATTGCCGTAGGCTTCCAGCGTTCTGTTGTAACGGCGGTTGCCGCGTTTACACCCGCATATCCGGTTGCCTCTGTTGACACCGCAACAGTGCCGCGCCTGCAAATGCTATTCCAAAGCACGCGCGGGTGCTCAAGATCGTAGACATCGCCCACGTAATTGGTTTCAAAGTAGATCACCCGATTACCCCGCGAATTTGGTAGCCTTGATCATATGCCTCATTCATCGCGGCAACAATAGCTTGCGGGTCCAATACGTTACCGCCTATAAACCTGAACTCAGCAACGCGGCGCTCTTGTGGTGCAGCAGTTGCGCCGCCGCCAGCGCTACCCCCAGCCGCTGCACCACCGCCGCCAAGTGACGCTGATTTGATGTTTTTAACGGCCTGCAATCCCGGCGCTAGGGTGGCAAACGCAGCCCCTATCCTTGCCCAAGGTCTGCCCAGAAAGGACGGGTCTTTCAATACTTCTGTAAATGCCAGCCAAGAATTCGCAAGAGCAATGCCAGCGCCAATCTTTTTCGATCCCTCGAACAGTCCTTGCATGTTGCTAAGAACGCCCGCCGTTGTGGACGCGCTACCGTCAACCGCAGCGTTACCCAATGTTCCTACGGCTGAACTGACAATACCTTGGCTGCCGGAAATGCCTTGCGCAAGCCCCTCACCAATATATCCCCCAATCCGAGCGAATAGCTTTGATGGTGAATTGATTTCAAATGCCTCATTAGCCGCCGCCGGAACTTGGTTTAAATAACCTCTGATTTCTTCTGCATTACGCTCCATCCCTTCGCCTAGCCCTTGGGTGAGGCCGTCAGAAATGGCATTACCGGTTCCAACAAACTGGCCCGGATCGTACCCCGGCAAGCCGCTGGCAATGTCCGATGTAAACGCATCGGCAACCGCCGCTTTGACCGCACTTGCAGCATCAGCTATGGAATTCAGAATGTCCAAAAACCCTTGAAGCTTACCAGCGATCCAATCAACCGCAGGACCAACCGCCGCTTTGATTTCATCGCCCCATTTCTGCCATGCGACATAAGCAAGGGTTGCGGCGGCTATGAATAGGCCGACAGGCCCGGACGCGACCAACAACGCCCCCAAAGTCTTAGCAAACAGGCCAATCCCAACTATAATAGGCCCTGCCACTGCAAACACGGTTGCGAAAACACCAGCGGCTTGTTGTACCACCTCCGGTAAATCTGAAAACCATTCAAACGCCTGCTCAACATGCGCAACAACTTTGGCAAGCGCTGGAACGACACTTTCATTCAAAGTTGTGACCAAAGACAAAACAATCGGCAATAGAGCTACGCCAATTTTGTCCCGCAACCCTTGCAGTCCTTGCTGCAACTTATCCATTTGCTCGGAAAACCTTGCGGACGCGGCCAATGCCTTGCCATCCATGATGGACCCCGCGTCCGCCGCTGCGTTGCCAAGTCGTGCCATTTCTTCGCCGTTATTCTTCAATAGCGGCGTCAACAATGTCGCATCGGAAGCAAGAGCCTCCATGTAGAACGTCATTTGCGCTTGACTCACGTTCGCCTTTTCAAGCGACGACGCATACAACTGCAAAGCGTCCGGGCCGGATAAGTTCTTGAATTGTTCCGCAGTAACGCCAACCTTGGGGGCGATGTTTTCAAAGAAGTCGGCCATCGGGCCGCCCCCGGTTTCCATGAAGTCACCAACTTTGTCATTCACGTCTTTTAGAATATCGGAAAGCTTATCCTGCTCGACCCCCACGGTTTTTGACGCCGATGCCCAGCGCTGGAATTCATCGGTAGATGCCCCGGCAACACGGGATAGGTTGGTAATCTCGCGCCCGCTGTCTGCCGTGCCTTTTGCCAGCAAGAACGCAGCACCAGCCGCCGCTGCGATAGCTCCAGAAACGATTGAAACCTTTTTCCCGGCCCGCAACGCATCGTCGCCAAACCGCTGCATCCGGTATCCCGCCGCCTTGGTCCGCTTTTGCATGGCCTCAACAGAACTCGCACCCTGCTTCATTGCCATTGTTAGTGGGCCAATATCCGCAGTTACGTTGATTGCAATATCACCGACAGTTTTTGTCACCAGAAGTCACCTTTCGGATTTCCGTTAAGGGCTTCGAGTATGCCCTTTCTATCATCAGTCGTTACGCGGCCTTTTACGCCATTGGCTGTTTCGTCAGTTTCGACCAACCACCAAAAATGTCTGGGCTTCATCTTGAAAAACTCAACTGGCGAAATGTTGAATTTTCTTACCGCTACTTGAAACGCGATTTTGACGAAGCCTTCTTCTTTCCCTTTGTTGGTTCCGCGTCACCCTCCAGCGCACCATCCGGCGCACCATCCATAAGAACTGCTAACAGCGAAGCAATAGCCTGCGCTGCAAGCAAATCCTTGGCGTCTTTTTGGTCTGCATCATCCGCCATGTTGGCAATTTCGCGCATCATTTCTTGGTGAACCTCACGATCCGAAACCTTAACCTCGGCAAACCTCAACATTGCCCCAAAACAACGCGCAATCTTTGTAAACTTTGGGCTGACCTGCATTGCCACGATTTCGGGGATGGTCATAACATCCTCAACCACCTCCGCAACTTCAAAGGCGCGATCCTCTGGGATGGTGTGTTTTTCGCCTTTGAAGTTTAGTATAATATTGGCCATTAGGAAGCGGTCCAAGTGACAGCGCCGCTAGATGCAAATGTCGTTGATAGTTCAGTCGCATTATCTTGAGGCGAACCAATTTCAAGGCCATTCATCGCAAAAGTTCCGGCGATAACGCCAAGCCCATCAATCCGAATCTCATGTGTTTTGATCATGGCTGTGGATGAGCCAAGTGACGCAGACAAAAGCGCGTCGGTGTCCATCAATCCAGAAAACGCAATATCAACTGACCGAAGGCCAATTTCGGCCATATATGTGCGCCAGCCATCATCGCCTTTGTCAGTCGTGTCGATATGTTCGCCATTGATTGTGACGCCGTGTTCGCGACCACCAGCAACAGCCGCTGGCGTTCCTGACGTGTCCCACAATATGACCTTTCGGCCTGCTACTTTTGCCATTTGGTAGGCTCCTTCTAAGGGAATTAGCGCATCACTGCGCGGATTTAAAAGGCTTGCCCAAGGCCAGATAAAAAGGCGACAAGGCTAGACTGCTATTTCAGCCAAACCCCGATACTCACAAATACCGTGAACCAAGTTTCCATCGGCCCTCTCGGCATTGCTCGTTTCTCGCCTCAACAGTGTAAGGCGATAATCAGTTATACTCAATGTCCCATGATGCAATCGGGAATATATCACCCCTTGCATGTTTTTGACTTCGGCCATTGAACCCGTTTTTGAGTAAGAATGAATCCTGGCAACAAAGTCAAACCCGTTGACTAGCTTGGTATCCCATTCGCCGATGACAATCGCGCCGACTTCAACGTATGGGAAAACAGCCGCAGACCCGCCATCAGCGTTTTGGGGGGCCATGTCATACACGGTCAGGCTTTCGCCAACTAGCGCCGTGTACAAAGAGCTTTGGGCGGCTAATTCAAACGCCATTATGATTTACTCAATCGCGCTAGGCGGGCTTGCAACTTTTTAACAAAAATACTGAGATAGACCTCATCCATTTGGGGCCGCATTGCTTGCAGGGCTTTAAGGAAAAATGCGTGCTCTTCACCATCTGGCCCTTGCCCGTATTCCAAAAAGCGCCAATAAAATGGCGATGCGCGAACCGTACTGCGGACGGTCTGTCCTGTGGCGCGTTCACGTTTGGCCTTTATCCCTTTTTTTAGGTCGCCATCACCCCCCGGGGCGTTGCGTTTGGCCGTCTTGGCCAGTTCGCTTGCAATGCCCTGTGTTGTTGATCGTGCAAGGTTTATGCCTTCGCGTGGTGCAATCTCTCTGAAAATACGCGCAATGTCGTCTACGCCTGTAATTTCAACCTTCATATTCCCACGCCCCGCTCCGCTTCAATAATCAAATACATGTCACGCCCGCTTGTGCGCCTAACATTTCGAATGTTGTAAATCTCAGACCGCCAAACGACTTGGTTTATTTCGTCAATGTCGCTGCGATGCCTAATTGTGAACTTGTACAGCCCCGCCGCGTTCAACCTACCATCCGTGTCACCCTCATTGCTCCGAATGGCAAACACGTCAGCCCACACAGTTGGCGTGGGGGCTATATTGACATAAGTTAGAGTTGAGCCGCCCGCGCCATCAGGCGTTCGGACCTGCCCTTGAAAGGTTATGCGCTCGTCAAGCTGGCCCGGTCTAGCCATACCAGCCGACCCGTTCAATCCCAACTAGCGCATCAACTGCAAGCGGCACCTCGTTTAATTTGGCCTCAGAAACAGCTATGCGGTTTTCATACCAATGACCCACCAGCAAAAGAATGGCCTGCCGGATGCTTTGGGGAACGTCAGACCCGGCGTCACCATATCCAGCAACATAGGTTATCTTGATTGCATCGTTCCGAGTGTACGCCGCTGGCCAAACAAAGCCCTCTTTAGGCTTCACAATGACAAAATCGCCATCTAAACGGATCTCAAAGTCGGATAGTGTGGCTGTTTGCAGCGCGTTTGCACTGTCGTAATACTCAACAGAAGTCAGGCCTTGAAATATCCCGATAGTCAACCTAACACATCCCGGCGATTGGCTTACCCATTGCGCCCATGATTGCGTGATAATCGCCCGCCCTAGCACGCCTTGACCATCCAAATGGGTCGTTGCCGCCTCTATTAGGGAAGTTATCAACGTATCCTCATCGGAACTATCCACGCGCAAGTGAGCCTTGACCTCAGTTAGACTCACAGGCGTTGCAGCGGGGGCGGTAACGCGCACAGTCGTCACTTGCTTGCCCTCTCAGGCTTGGCGCGGGTCACGGCCTTCTCTGGCGATTTTTCGGTCCTAACCGCTTCGGCCTGATCCGCTTTAATCATGCGGATTGCCTCATCATCACCCACGTCGATCACATCGCCCCGGTTTTCGGAACCTGTGGCTGTTGCGCGTGCCGTCAATAACTTAACTTTCATGGTTTGCCCTTTCATCCGGCTTAGGAAAGGGGGCAGTTGCCCGCCCCCTCAAGAAACCGATTATGCGGTAATCAAGTGTTTGACGGCTGCGGTATCAGCCAGTTCGCCATCAAAGCGAATATAGCCTGCGATGCCAAATCCGGGCCAGAAGTCTTTATCTTGGATCGCGCCAATCAAAGGCTGACCAACCTTTCGAACGATGTATTTTGACATATCGCCAAACAACATGACCTTATTGCCGGTCGCCAGACCGACCATATCTTGGTTGATCGTGTATGGACGCGCGTTAAAGCTGTTTGGAACGCCAGCTTGCACATTGCCAGCTTGCCAGAGATAATTCCCGTCGCCATCTTTAAGCTTGCGTGCTGCCAGCAAAACGCTGTCATTGAACATATAACCCACATTCGGTCCAACACGATAAGCGGGATCAACGGAATGCTCCAAATCAAGGATTTCATCCCACGTAATCGCAGCCGTTCCCGCCGCTGTTTTACCCAACGTAGATGCGGTCACAATGCCATTAGGTGCATCTGAACCAGACCCTGTTGTTAGCTGCAAGTTAGCAATGCGACCAAGACGCTCACCTAACAACGTGCCGATAAATGTTTCCATGGCAATGAAGCTATCATCTGCCAACTCCTTGGAAACACGCAACCACTCTGTATCAAACGCATACGCATCAAGCTGCTTCGTGCCAAACACAACGTCCTTGCCGCCATCATCTGTCAGCGTAGCACCCTCGGTATGAGCGCCCGCAGTTTTCGCCGTATCGTCAACAGTCGGGAACGGCATTGCGTTGCCGCCGCTTGTCACAAGCTCTGTTGTGACGCCGGGGTCATACATTGGCCCGAACGCTTTCATTGAAACGATAACGCGCTGCATCATTTCTTCTGGAATAGAATAACCGCCAGCCGCATTGGTTGTGGTTTGGGCGCGGGCTTCGATTGGCGCATATCCGCGCTTCAAAACGCCTCTTGCTTCCGCAGAAAGCGGTTCCGCGTCTGGAACTTGGCTGCGAATGTACTCATGAAACGCAGTGCGATAATCCATGTCGCCGCCATTTAGCACGGTAACAGGATCAGCACCGGGCCGCTTTGATTCACGCTTGGCCCGCTCATCAGCTTCGGCAGCCTCGATTGCACGCTTTTCTGCGTCCTCAAGTTTCGATTGGCGATCAATGCGCCCTTCGATATCGCCTGCCTCGGCAAGAGCTTTATCAACGGACTGCTCCGCTTCTGTGCGTTGCTCTGGGGTGGATTTGGCGTCAATGCCGTCAAGCATTGTGCGGGCTTCGGTGACAACTTTTGCCGCCTGTTCCCGCATTTCCTTAATCGTAGCCATGATATGGCTCCTTCTTTGGGCTTTGGACGCTTCACAGCGTTCATGGATGGCCTTGCCCAAGGGCCGAATGGGCTAACAGCGGGAACCGCCGTTATCGTATCAAGCGTGCCTTTTGACGCGCCCGAAATTCTGTTGCTGTCATACCGCCGCGCGATGCCGCAAGGCTCCGCAATGCAATCTCAGTGCCTTCATATGCTGGGGAAGTCACGATTGAGACATCATGCAATGAAGCCTTTTTGATGGTCCGCAGCGGAGTGTCGCCTTCTTCATCCCACTCCTGAACCTCTGGATAGAATGCAAAGCTCATCTTGTCCAAGTCGCCGCGCTTCATTTTTCCAGCGATTGATTTCACGTCAGCGTCTTCGGGGTCCAAAGCCGCTTCGATCTTCAAGCCATGGTCATCTTCGGTCAGTTTGAGCGTTCCTGACCTAGTGCGGGCCAGCGGCAATCCATCATGGTTAATCAGAAATACAACAACATCGCGCCCGATAGCATCCTTGAATGCCCCGCGTTCGATCACTTCCCGAAACATGCCGCCAATATCGGTTTCTTCACCAAATACCGCCGCGTATCCCTCGACCTTAATGCCGTCATCATCGGGGCCAATTTCCGCAGGATTGCCCGCGCGCGTCTCAAACTGCATCTTTTTTCCCTTGCGGTAATTGCATCTTATCAGCCGTGTGTCCGTCCAGCGGCACCGTTGCCCCTTGGACCAATAATTGATTGCCACCGTCAAGCGGTTCGCGGTTATCCATCGCCCGCGCTTCATTTGGCGTTAGCTGGCCCGTCTGAATTGCTGTGCTGTTACCTGTCATTCGGGTCATATAATCGCCGCGTAACAGACCGTCCATATTGAACTCGACAAAACGTGACGCCCCACGGCCAAACAGTTTCAAATTCAATTCCGCCTCAAGTTGCTCAACCCACCGTTTCAAAGTGTGCTTAACGAGGTGCAAATCCTGCTGTTCGCTGTTGCTGAATGTCGCGCGTGATAAGTCCTGCAAAAACGTGGGCGGCAAGGAATAAATCCGGCCAATCTCAATTACTGCGAACTCTTGCGTTTGAACAAGTTGCATCTTTTCGGGGTCGGTGCCTAATGACTTCAACTCATGACCAAGAGGTATGGCTAGAACATGCCCGCCCTTTTGTGCGGCGTCCTTCGTTGCGCCCGCTATATCATCAGACGCCCGCTGCGCAGCCTGACCCGAACCGAACGGACCGGT